AATTTATGGGTTGATGGCATTGCTAACCTAGACGAAACAAGAGCTGGAAACTTACACGCTACAACTACTGACTTTGATGCCTTGATGGTTAATGGCAACACTACAACTACTGGTAGTCTATATGTAGGTGGAAAGATAACAATTATAGGTGGAGTTGATCCGCCTTATGTATCTTATACAGATGAAACTTGCGATACTATCCGTCAAAGAAATATAGATGAAGATGTTAAAGATGACGTAATGCAATTCTGGAATGTTGATAATCAAAGATTCGAGTATTATCAAAAGAGTAAAGACGGTTGTTATCCATTTTCTACACAACAAACTAAAGATATTAATTATTCACTATTTGGTTTATTAGGGTTTCTAGGCCTAATACCATTATTAAAAAGAAAAATATGAGTTTAACAGACATTAAAAAATTAAGTGAAGTTAACTGGGAAATAATAGTAGAAACTAAAAACGGAATTACCACCACTAAAGAAGTGCTTTATAAAAAAGATGGCACAGAAGTAGTTTGGTCAACAAAGTCAGTAGACATTAATGTAGAACTAGCTAAATTTGAAAAGATTAGAGATGATGCTCAAAATCAAATAGACATATTAGCTATTAATAAATAAGTATGGCAGAAAAAGAAAAAAGATTTGTTAGTTGGTTTGTCTTTGTATGGGTTATTGGAATTTTAACCTTCTTTATGTTTGGTCAAACAGGAGGTTCAATAATAGCTTATAGCAAAGCAAATAAAGCTGAAACAGATATTGGTTGGATTAGAGATGATATATGTGAGATAAAAACTGACTTAAAAACTTTATTAAATAACAAATAAATTTATGGCAAAAGGAACACCAAAACGTAATGGAAGTGGCCGGGGGACTCGTGCTAATAAAGGCAGAGGTGGATGTAAATCAACCCGAAGAACTGGTAGAGGTAAATAAAATGTATGACCCAAGAGCAAATTATGGATATTTGATACCAGCTATAATTGGATTGTTCTTTTTTGCAGTTATAATATACGGTAGGTTACAAGGTTCATTTTAAGGGGTTACAAGTTTGTCACATCTCAGCCCTTTTCTTGCGAGGGCGTTGCCCTGTTTGATGTTTTAGAACAGCAGACAAGAAAAGGGCTGAGAGGTGATAAATATACATATAGTATGAACGTGTATAAAAAAGTAGATTATTTATATATAGTCATTTCTCAACTTAATTTCTTTTGTCGGTTAAGCCGTCTTATCTACCTTAACTAGGTAGCTCTAATGCCGATGCACCTCGTAAGAGGCATCCAGTTGGTCTGGTGTAAGAATTAATGTAGGATAAAAAGGAATTAAGTTTGGAGGTGATTAACCTAGTCATTTCCCAACTTAATCAAAGTGAGGGCGTTGCCCTCTCGCAGGTTAAACCGCAGACTTTGATTAGGTTTGGAGGTGATTAAAATGGATAACGATTGTAAGTGCGAGTTTGCATATTGTTGCCCTGTTCACCAAAACGGAGATGGCTGTGTCCTGAAACACAATCGAATCTGGGTAATGAATTGTGCCGAATGGAATCAGTTTAATGAACTAGCGAACACAACAACAAGACTTGAAAAGAAAGTATTGGTATCACAAGATTCAGGAGGTGACTAATGCACGTTCATCGCAAATTCAAACACCGCCTAAGACGGCTATACTGCACACTTTTTGGTCATAAGAAACGAGGAATTGGAAACCACAAAGTTTGCGTTTACTGCCGTACAGTTCTTTAAGACTTTGGGTGGGGGATTATCTATGCCAGCTACGGGGACAAATCCGTAGGCCACAATTAAACAAAACCCCCACCCACCTTTTTACCCCCTGCGCCCAGAGAGAGGAGTTGCTAAGCCTCAAGGTGACTTCTCTCTCACCCCTTTTATGAATTAAATCGATTATATGAAATTTTATGAAAAAGAGTATGAGGACGTTTTTAGTGGCAAAAGATTTTTAAACAAATGTAAGATTGAGAATGTAAGCATTGATAACAGTGATGACGTGAATGAATATAAATTATTATTTCGTAGATCTATTCGTAAATATGAGAAAGATATATTTGATCACTGGATAAAGATTGCTTGGTTGATGCGTCGTTTCTGCTACCACGGTAAACAAAGACGAAAATTTAGGGCCAATGGGGTTGTACTTGATGGCGCTTTCTCTATCTTCATGAAAAGAGAAGTTGGTTATGATCTTGCACTGGTTACTAGGAATACATTATTCAATAGAATATCAACTTATTTCGAAGACTTCTTTCCAGGCTTTGACACTAGTGATCCATTTAAAACTAAATATGAATACCCATATCAAAATGTTAATTTAGAATATTTGATGTTGGTATATCAAATGCCAGAGAGACTAGATTTATTAGACTATGCCGAGAAGAGGAAATTGAGTTATTTGAAATTCCAAGATTACGTACTTAATCATATTCATTGTGCTAACGAAGAAGTTGGTGAAGAAAGATTCGTTTTCTCTATTTCTACACGATGGGTATCATATATAAAATATAAAAATTATGAAGGATAGTAAAAAATTAAAACCAGTTACATTTATCAAAGGTGAGTATCGTCAATACTACGCTCCTAATGATTTTAGACAAAAGTTATTGCTTAAGGCAATGACGATTACTGATAATCCTAAAGAGTGGAGGAAGATGATTGGTGCTAAGTCAATGGCTGATGTTTATCGAACACTAGACAAGTTAGCATTGAGAAAAGAATATCATGAAGCATTACTTAGGTTAGGAATTGACTTTGATTATATTGTTACTGGTATAAAAAATATTGGTGAGACTGGTAAATCTGATGGAGTTAAGTTAAAAGCTTTTGAGACTTTACTTAAATCTGTTGGTATGGATAAATACGAAGACGTTAAAGAGAGTGCTAAGGATTGGGAAGAGTTAATTAAGGAAGTAGAGGAAAGTAAACAATTAAATCCTGGTGATGAAACTGCTGTTAAAGAGAAAGGTTATGAAGTAGTCGAACCAAAAATTCCAGAAGAAGCTCAGAAAAAAATAAATGAAGAAAAAGAGATTGGACAAAGTTTATATGAATAATGATGAACAGGTAATACAGAATTTAGAGAAGTTAAGAGATCCTAAGTATTATCTTGAAAATTTTTGTAAAGTTAAAACCAAGAGTGCTGGTCTAAGACCATTTATATTGAAAGAAGCTCAGAAAGATATTTATAATACTATCAGAGAGAATAGTCGTATTATTATTCTTAAAGCTAGACAGATCGGGTTTTGTCAACATCCATCTACTAAAGTGTTAACATCTAATTTAGAATGGGTAACATTAGATGATATAAAAATTGGTCAAACAATTATTGCTGTTGATGAGAATATAATTGGTGGGAAGGGAAGTGCTAGAAAAATACGTAACTCAGTAGTTGAGAAAAAATTTAATGTTTATAGTGAGGCAATTAAATTAACAATGGACGATGGATCAGAATTAATAGCGACGCCTAGTCATAAGTTTCTTTTCAAGGATTCTCATAAATGCAAAATGGTATGGAAACGCGTTGATGAATTAAAAATTGGTGATGAAACTGGGATTATTACAAAGACATGGGACAAACAATCATATGAAGATGGATGGTTTGGTGGAATGATAGATGGAGAGGGATCACTTAGTAAACCAAATAGGACTGGTGTATGCCTTACTATTAGTCAGGTTAATGGCTATATTTGGAATAGATTACTTAGTTATGTTGAAAGTAATAATATAAACTATAGAGTTGAAATCGATAAGAGAAAATCTGGTGACTCATCTAAACTTGGTTGCAAGGAAGTGAATAAGGTTGTTATTAGTAATATGTTTGATCTTTTGTATATTTTAGGAAAAACATCTCCATCAAGATTTAAAGATAGAAGTTTTTGGGAAGGAAAGAGGTTGGGATTTACTGTTCGTCCAAGAATTATGAAAATAGAGAAGTTGAAGAAACAGAGAATGATAGATCTTCAAACTTCAGAAAAAACATATATAGCAAATGGATTTATTTCACATAATTCTACAGCTATTACTGGATGGATTTATCATTACGTTATTACTCATCCTGGAGTTACTGCTGCATTGATTGGTTATAATAGTTCAATGACTTCTGAGTTACTTGATAAAGTTAAAACCTTTATTAGTTCAACTCCATCTGAAGTTAGACCAACACTACAGTACAACTCAAAGTATGAACTTAGTTTTCCATCTATTGATTCCAAGATATTGGTTTTACCATCAACTGAAAACGTAGGTCGTGGTTATACAATTAATCTTTGCCTATGTACTGAACTTGCTTTCTGGGAAAAACCAGAGGAGAAGATGGCTGCATTAGAAAATTCAGTTCCAATTGACGGTAAGATCATTATTGAAAGTACACCGAATGGTCAGGGTAATGTTTATCATAGAATATGGATGACCGAAGACAATGGCTATGAGAAAAAACAATATGGTTGGTGGTGGGAATATACGAAAGAACAGATTGAGCATATCAGGAAGAGGATGAATAATCCACGTAAGTTTGCTCAGGAATATGAATTAGAGTTTCTAGCTTCTGGACGATCAGTATTTGATCAGAATGTTATTAAAGATCATCGAAAGAATATATTGAATGTTGGTGATAAAACAGCTGATGGCCACATTGTTTATGAAGAAGATGGCTTAAGAGTATACCGTGAACCAGAACCAGATAAATTTTATGTTTGTGGAGTTGACGTTTCAGAAGGTGTTTATGGCGGAGATTATTCTGTTGCTACTTTTTACGACAGAATGACTGGAGAAGAAGTTGCCATGTATCGAGGATTCCTTGCTCCAGATAGACTTGGTGATAAGTTAGATAAATGGGGACGAAAGTATAACAACACATTGATGGTAGTTGAGATCAATAATCATGGTCTTACTACAGTTACTATTTTAAAACAACATATTTATCCATCAATGTATTTTAGACCAGCTAAGTTCGATGTCATGGGAACTCCAGTTAGTGATAAACTTGGGTGGCAAACAAATAAAAGAACTAAGCCAATATTGATTGATGATTTTGCTCAAGCAATGAGAGAAGATGAATTAATTATTCATAGTAAAGAGACCTTAGATGAAATGTCAGTGTTCATTTATGATGATAATAATAACATGACTTCACAAGAAGGATTCCATGATGATGCAATCATTGCTTCAGCAATTGCTTATCAGGGATTTAAAATATTGTATGATGGACCATTAACCCAGATAGATCAATCAAAACATTTACCAGTAACTTTCACTTATTAAATAATAATATAAAAATATGGCGACAAATGTATATAGAGCCGAAGACTACAGTAAGCAAGAACAAAGCCTAGTAAGAAGATGGAGAAATGAACGAGATGACGCTAAGAACTATTTCTTTGCTGTCATAAAACCTAGGCTGGAAAGGTCTTATAAGCTTTATATTGCCGATAATACAGATCGTGCAAAACAAATAAAAAAATGGCAAGCTAACATTGCGGTTCCGTATGTTCAGGCTGTTGTCGAAACGTTAAAACCTCGTATTCTTGATGCTAGACCAGAATTCACTGTTCAAGGAAGAACACAAGATGATCAAGTAAAATCTCCTAAGCTTCAACAGTTAGCTGACTTTACTTGGGAAACATCTAAGATGGATGCTACATCTGAAAAAGTAGTTGATTCTTCTTTGATTTTTGGTATGGGATATCTTCAGGCTAGTTGGAAGAAAGATGTTCGAGAGTTTGATTTTCTTGATACTCAAGATATTTCAAAAAAGAAATTATCATGGATCAAAAAGAAGAAAACATTTTACGATGGTCCATATGCTGAATGGGTTGATAATTTTGCTTTAATTTATGATTGGCATAATGTAGATAAAGAAGATAAGCAGTATTGGATGAAAAGAAAAGTTTCGAGTGAAAAAGTAATAAAACGTGCTTACCCAGGAGCGGATAAAAAAAGAATGGAAATGGCTTTAAACTCTTCTCCAGAAGATATTAGTGATTGGGGTAAAGTAAGAAACGAAGTTAAACTAGCTCATGAAAGAATCACTAAGGGCTCTGACTATGGTCAATCTGGCAGTGGATTAACTGATGGTACTTATCAAAGTGATGATACTACAGATATGAAGATGCACGAAGTCTATGAATGTTGGTGGCCGTTTAGAGATAAATATGCAGTATTTGTTAATAATGTTCCAGTTTTTAAAGGTGGTGAAATGCCAAATCCATATGATTTTAAAGAATCTCCATTTATTCCTATTCCTTATTTATTGGTTCCTGGAGAATTTGAAGGCTATGGAATTCCATTGTTGCTTGAGAATCCTCAGATTATGCTTAACATGATTAAGAATCAAAGATTAGATTCTATGACTTTAAGTATTCATAAAATGTGGGTTGTTAATCCATTAGCTAATGTAAATAAGGAAGAGCTAGTAACCAGACCATTTGGAATTATATATTCTCCAGATCCAGCTGGTGTTAGAGAAGTTCAGTTCAGTGATATTAAAGCTAGTGCATATAAAGAAGAAGAATTATTAAAGAGTGACATGAGATATACTTCTGGTGTTGATGATTTTTCTATGGGTGCTGGTGGATCTGCTGGTAGTGCTACTGAAGTTAGACATATGAGAGAATCAACATTAGAACGTGTTAGATTATATGTTAATCATCTAGGCTCTGGCTATGCTGATTTATTACGATATTGGATATCAATGTACAAACAATTTTTTACCAAAGATATGACTATTCGCGTCATTGGTGAAAGTGGTGAAATCCTTTATCCTCTTATTGAAAAAGATGACTTGATGGGATACTATGACTTTAAAGCTAGTGTGTTACCATCAATCGCTGGTCAGAATGATGTACTGAAGAAACAAGATATGGACTTATTCCAGTTGCTTATTGAGCAACCATTTATTGATCCACAGAAACTTACTTCAAAGGTACTACACGACTTTAATTGGGACATGGAATCAATTAAACAAGATCAACAGCAACAACAAGGACAACCAGTTCCTCCAGGTATGGAAGGAATGGTTGGGCCTGATGGAATGCCAATGCCTGGAGTTATGCCTCCAGGTGGTCCAGGTGGTGCTCCTGGTGGTGGTAGTGAAATTCCTGCAGGAGTTGCTAAAATGTTAGGAATGGAACAAAATCCTATGGATCAAT